CAGCCTGCTAGGAGGTGCCGCTGGTGGTGCAGGTGGAGCCGCAGGCTCCACCGCCATCGGTCGCATCCTCGGCGGCACCGGCACCGCGAGCGACTGGGCCAGCGTGCTCGGTCAGGGCGCGACCGGCGTGCTCGACTACCTCGGCAACGAGAAGCGGTTCGACTACGCCAAGGGCGTGGACGAGCGCAACTGGAACGCGGGCGCGCCGTCCCGCAGCCGCTACGAGGCCGCGATGTCGCCCGGCTTCGACATCAACAGCATGCCCGGCTACAAGCAGGCCATGGACACCGCCACCGAGACGTACCTGCGTAAGCTGTCGGCTACAGGCGGGAACCCGGCCGGGATCGGCGCGGCACCGTCGCAGACGATGGCCTACACGATGGGCACCGTGGGCCTCCCGGCGTGGCAGCAGTACGTCAACCAGAACGCCAACGCGGGCGGCATAGGCGCGCTGTCACAAGGCTCGACCGGCACCGGCATGGGCTTGGCCGACGCCAGCGGTGGAACGTACAACAGCCTCGGCAAGAGCATTGGCGCGATCACCAACCCGACCACGTCGCTGCGCGATCTGCTGAGCCTGAACAGCCCGGTATAAGGAGCACACAGTCATGGCATACCAAGGCGCGTGGGAAGGCTACAACGAGGCCCGGGCGGCGAACGACCAGTCGTCCATGGTCGCGCTCAACCAGCTCAACCAAGTCGATGCGATGCAGTCGAAGGTCCGCACGCGGCAGGCGCTCGCGCAAAGCGGCGGCGACCCCGAGGTGGCGATCAAGGCCCTGATCAATATCGGCGACGTGAAGGGCGCGCAGGACTTGGGGCAGCTCGTGCAGTCCCAGATTCTCGCGGACCAGCGCCGCCAGCAGGTGGCGCACCGCAGGGAGTTCGACACGCTGTTCGCGCCCGGCGCGGAGATTGACGACAAGGCCCTGACCCGTCTCGCGCTGAAGATGGGCGTCGATGGCTCCCCGGGCGCGAGCGCGATCCTCGGGCTCGTGCAGAAGCGCGAGCAGGACCGGACATACAAGGAGCTGATGGCGAACCTGACAAAGAGTCAGGCCCCGGGCCCGGCACCTGCCGCGCCCGACGTGCAGCTCAGCCCGAGCGCCGCCGCAGCCGTGGAGCGCGCGCCCATGGAAGAGCGCGCCGCGCTCATCACCGCTTTAAAGAACGACGCCGCCGGGCGCAACGTGGTCGTGCGCGCCGACGAGCCCAACATCAACCGCGTCGCCGACACCAATGCCCCGCTGGCCCCGACCGGCGGGGCGCAAGGCGACCGCCCGCCGGGGCTGCCGCCGGATGAGGTGATCGCCACGCTGCTTGCCAGCACCGACCCGCGCGCGGTCGCGCAGGGCAAGCTGTACGAGCAGCAGCGGTTCCAGTGGCTCCTCACCGGCAAGAAGCAGGACTTCGCGCGCACCGAGCGCGTCGAGAGCCAAGGCTTCAAGCGTGATGAGCGTGTCGCGTCCCAGCAATTCAAGTCGTCCGAGGCCGCCAAGGTCGCGGCGGCGCAACTGGAGCGGCAGGAGATGGGTTACCGCAAGCCGGTGTGGGACAGCGCCACCAGCTCGTGGATGATCCCGCCCGGCGCGGACGGCTCCCCGGGGCGCGCGATCCAGCCGCTGGGTATCGACGGCAAGCCCGTCGCCAAAGACCTCAAGCTCACCGAGGTACAGGCCAAGGCCGTCACGTTCGGGATGCGGGCCCGGCTGTCGGCCGACGTGCTGGAGGATATCGGCAAGCACGGCGAGGTCCAGCGGGGCACGCTCAAGCGGATCGCCGAGGCGATGCCGTTCATTGGCGACGGGCTCGGCACGGTCCTGAACTGGACCCAATCCGAGGCCCAGCAGCAGGTGGAGCAGGCCGAGCGCGACTTCATGAACGCGGTGCTGCGGCAGGAGTCGGGCGCGGCCATTGGCGTGAACGAGTTCGACAACGGTCGCAAGCAGTATTTCCCGCAGCCGGGCGACAAGCCGGAGCAGCTTGAGCAGAAGCGCCGGAACCGCGAGGCGGCGATCCGGGGCTTCGAAATCACGGCCGGCGCAGGGGCCCCGGCCATGCGCGAGGCCGCGCAAGTGCTCAGAAACACGCCAGCGGGCGCTACACCGGTTTATCCGAGCGTCCAAGGGGGTAGCCCCACCCAAGCGCCACAAACGCCGCCAGCGGCCCCTACGCAAGCCGCAGGGCCATCCACGCGCGTCGAATCGCTATTGCAGGCCGACCCCAACCAGTACCCGGTCGGGGCGACCGCCCGGGGGACCGGCGCGGACGCCGGCAAGACCTACGTGATCGAAGCGATGCCCGGCGGGGGCAAGAAATGGTCCGTACAGAGGTGACCAATGCCATTCGAAATTGAGCTGCCGGCGCAGGCCGCCGCCCCGGAAGGGGGCGGCGGCTTCGTCATTGAGATGCCCCCATCCCGGCCGGCGGTCCCGCAGGGGCAGCGCCCGGGGCCCCAGCACGTCCCGGGCCCGGACGGCCGCCCGGTGCCCAAGCCCGCAGCCGCAGCGCCAGACACGCGGTCGCTGCCCGACCGCCTGCTGGACCGCTTCATGGCCCCCGCAGAGATGGCCCTGACGGGTATCAGCGGGGCCATAGGCGGGCTCGGGGCTGCCGCCCGTGGCGCTACCGATTTGGTGTCCGGTGTCGCCGCCACGGCGGGCCGCGCCGCGCTGGGGCGTCCGCAGCCCGGGCCCGCGCCCGAGGGGCAGCGCACCGAGGACCGCATGATTGACACGATGCAGCGGTTCACGTACCAACCGCGCGGGCTGGAGGCGCAGGAGGGCCTGCGGACCATCCAAGAGCTACTTGGCGCGACCAAGATACCCATGGACCCGACGCTGGGCAACGTGGTGATGCCGGCCCGACCCATGCTGCCCACGGGCCCCGGGGAGTTCCGCAAGACGACCGTGGGCACGCCGGCCGACATCGTCGGCGTGACGGCGGGCCCGGCGCGGGCCGCCACGGGGGTGATCCGGGGCGAGCTGGACCGACCCGAGTTCGCCATCGCCGAGCGCAACGCGCCCACGATGGCCGGCGGCGGCGCGGCCATGACCGAGGCGGCGACGCAGGCACGCACCACGGCGGGCGGGCTCCCGGTGCCGGTGCCGATCACCAACGCCGAGGCGCTGCGCGATCAGGCCATGCTGCGGCGTCAGGGCGAGCTGGCGAAGGACGACAGCGCCGCAGGGCGGCTGGTACGCGCCAACGACGCCGAGAAGAACCGCGCGATCGCGCAGAACTTTGAGGTGCTGGTGGACGGCCTTGAGGCGATCCGCACCGAGAACCCCGAGGCGCTGGGCGAGCTTGTCTCCGGGCGCGTGCTCACCGCTGGCGAGCGCCGCCTCAAGGCGCGCCACCAAGCGACCTACGCCGCCGCCGAGCAGGCCGGGCACATGGCCGAGCAGATCGACATGTCTCCGCTGGTCCGGTGGATCGAAACGAACCGCTCGTCGTCCACGATGGCCCCCATCGTCGGCATGGTCGAGTCCGAGTTGATACGGCTCGGGGCTGTGCGCAAGATGCCCAACGGCGAGCTGACGCCGCTGCGTCTCGGCATCAACGACCTTGAAGAGGTCCGCAAGCTGATGGTGTCGAACGCCAAGGGCGGCAACACCAACGACCAGCGTCTCGCGCTGGCGGCCAACCGCGTGATCGATGACATGACCGAGGGCCGTGGCGGGGAGCTGTACCGTCAGGCGCGCAGCGAGTTCCGTGAGTTCGCCAACGTCTACAGGAACAACGGGCTGGTGCGCGACCTGCTGGCGCTCAAGCCCGGCACCACCGACCGGCGCGTGGCGTACGAGAAGGTGTGGGACAAGATCGCGGTCGCACCCAACGACAGCATCCGGCACCTGATGGGCACGCTGGAGTCAATCGGCCCCGAGGGCGTGGAGGCGCTCCGCGAGATACAGGCGATGACGATCAGGCAGGGCGCACGGCGCGCGCTCGGCAACACCGCCATGGACGAGCAGCGCAACATCATCCCGAGCCCGGCCAAGTTCAATCGCTGGGTCGAGGTGATGGACCGCGAGGGCAAGCTGGACCTCCTTGCCGGGCCACGCGCCGCTGCTGTGCTGCGCGACATGCGCGAGACGATGCTCAACGTGCAGACGATGCCGCCCGGCACGCTCAACAGCAGCAACACGTGGTCGCTGATGCGCGAGGCCTTTAAAGAGCTGGCGACCGGGCACTTTGGGCCCGCAGTCTTCAACGCCCGGAACGTGTTCGGGGCACTCAGGAAAGAGCGCGACGACCTCCGGTTCGCGCGCGAGATTCTACCCCCGCAAATTCCGCGCGGGCTCCAAGGCGCAGTCCAACAGCAACCGTGAAAGGAAGAACAAGAATGGATACACCCCCATCGAACGGCTGGCTTGAGGCGTGGCACGCCGCGCTTGCGATCCTCGGCGCTGGAGGCGTCTGGGCGTGGAACTTCGTTACGGGCGACATCCGCAAGCTGCGCGAGGAGAGCGTCACCAAAGTCACCTTCGCCGAGTACAGCGAGCACGCGCAGAAGCAGCGCGACGAGCTGCGCGAGTCCATCATCAAGCTGTACGACGGCCAGACCGCGCTCACCAAGCAGATGAACGACCAGCACGTCGCGACACTCAACGCAATCCACGAGGTGAAGAAATGAACCTGAACGAGCTGCTGCAAGGCCCACAGCAACAGGGCTCCCCCATGTACCCGGGCGGGGCGCCGGGCCCCGGTGGCCCACCCATGCCCATGGGTGGGCCACCCCAAGGCGGGCAGCCGCAGATACCGCCCCAGATGCTCCAGATGCTGCTGATGAAGCTCATGCAACAGCAGGGCATGGGCCAGCAGATGGCCCCGCCCGAGCAGACCCCGTACGAGAAGTGGGCCGCGCCGGGCTCCATTGGCTCCATCCCGCCCGGGACCACGCCACTCAACAAGATCAACGGCACGCCGCCCGGTGGACCACAGGGGCCCATGCCGTCGCCCACCTACACGACCGGGGTGCGCGGATGAACCTGACGCCACACTTCACCGTCGAGGAGCTGACGGTGTCGCAGTGGGCGGCCCGCAACGGGGTGGACAACACCCCGGGGCCGACCGAGCTTGCCAACCTCAAGCGTCTGGCGCAGGCGCTTGAGGTTGTCCGCTACACGCTCGGCGCTCCGGTGACGGTAACCAGCGGCTACAGGTCGCAGATGGTCAACCGCATGATCGGCGGCGTGTCGTCGTCGGCCCACACGCTCGGGCTCGCGGCCGACTTCATCTGCCCCGGGTTCGGCACGCCGCTCGACGTGGCGAAGAAGCTGATGGGCGTCGAGGCGCTGATGTTCGACCAGCTCATCCACGAGTACGGGCGCTGGGTCCACATAGGGCTCGCGGTCGAGGGCAAGACCCCGCGCTTGCAAGCGCTCACCGTCTTCACCCCGGGCAAGTACTTGGCCGGGCTTCTCAGCGAACAGGAGGCTACAAAATGAAACCACTAATCGTCGTGCTGTCGTTGTTCCTTGTTGCGTGCTTCCCTGTGCGGCCAGACACCCCGGCCGCGCGCGCCTGCACAGCGCTCGCCAAGCAGAAGGCCGACGCCGCGTTCGCGCCCGGGCCCAGCATTGAGACAGCGCAGAAGTGGGTACAGGACGAGGGCCGCGCGTACGACGCGTGCATGGGGCTGAAGTGATGAGCTTCACCGACATCGTCAAGACCCTCGCGCCGACCGTCGCCTCGGCGCTCGGTGGTCCACTCGCGGGCGCTGCCGTCACGGCGCTCGGCGGCATCCTCGGCCTGACCGAGCCCACGCAGGAGAAGATCGCCGAGGCGATCACGGGCGGGCGCATGACCTCGGAGCAGATTGCGCAGATCAAGGCGCTGGAGCTGCACTACCAGAACGAGGAGAAGGAGCGCGGGTTCCGCTACGCCGAGCTGGCGTTCAAGGACGCGGACAGCGCCCGGCAGCGCGAGATGCAGGTCAAGGACAACGTGAACATGGTGCTGGCCTACACCATCGTCGGCAGCTTCATCGCCGTGATCGGTGCCACGCTGCTGGGCTACGCCAAGGTCGAGAGCGTGCTCGCCGGCACGCTGGTGGGCTACCTGTCGGCCAAGGCCGAGCAGGTGCTCGCGTATTATTTCGGATCGTCCCGCAGCGGTGATCGCAAGACCGAGCTGCTGGCCGTATCGACACCCCCGAGGAGCTAGACGATGCCACGCCTTTCCGACCTGTTGTCCGCAATCGATGAAGCCAAACGCTACGGGATGCGCCGCCTGAGTGACATAGGCGCGAACCCGGACGCGAACGTGGCGCAGGCGTACGGTGCGTACGTCGGCGACCCCATGCGCGAGCGCGCGCTGCGCGACGCCGAGTCGCGCAGCGTGATGCCGCAGTTGAGCGGACCAGCGCGCGACGCGATACAGCGCGAGATTGAGGGCGGCCTCGTCGGCATGGCAGCCGGCGGCAAGTCGCTGCCGGCCAGCGCCCGCAACGGCGTGCCCATGCGCAGCATCACGGTCAACAACCCGGTACGGGTGGACTACCCCGGCATCTACAAGCGCCCCGACGTGATCGCGGCCGAGGCGGCGGCCCGGGTGGCCCCGGAGAACGAGGCTTTAAAGCGCCTGTTCGGTGTGAACCGCAACGAGCTGTACGAGGCGACCGTGGCGCGCGGGCCGGGCAACATTGAGCCCGTGCTGCCGGGCGCGGCGGCGAACCCCACGGGCTCGGCTGCCGCCACCAACGTGATGACCCGGCGCAACGAGAACCGGCTCATCGACGTGCTGAGCGAGGCCGAGAAGTACCCGCAGCTCACGCGCGGGATGGATGCTTGGTACAACATGGACCCGGTGTACCAGCGCATGGTGCAGCTCGTGGGCCCGGAGGAGGCCAAGGCGCGCTTCACGCGGCTCAACACGCTGTCGGGCATGGCGAGCCCGGGCAGCGACGTGCTGACCGAGCTGAACCGTGGCACGGCCGCCAACATGCTCGCCGAGCAGGGCCGGTTCGGGGACTTCCTCACGCACGGCGGCATGAGCGTCAAGCTGCGTGGCCCGGACTACCCGGCTGACATGCGGGCGGTGCAGGGTCACGCGTACCACAAGACCGCGCAGGCGAAGCCCATGGGGGATTACCTCACCACGGGCGCTATGCAGATGGAAAGCCCCAAGGTGCCTATGTACATTCAGGCTTCAGGCACGCCCGAGACGGGGTTCCAGACGCGCATGCCGGTGGGCGACGCGCACTGGTCGCGCGGCGTGGGTCTCGCCGACGTGCGCACCAACGCGAACCCGGGCGCAAGCGTATCGACCCCGGAGATGTCGCAGCTCGGGCCGTGGTGGCGCGACCGCGTCGCGGCCCAAGTGGGGCTGGAGTCGGTGCCGGCGCAGGCCCGGGCGTGGGGCGCGTTCGCGCCGCAGACCGGGGTGGGCACGCCCATCGCCGCGCCCAAGCTGGAGCTGCTCGCGCAGCAGATCATGAAAGCCTCGCAGCGCATGGGCGTCACCCCGGAGCAGGCCCGCGACATGATCCTGATGGGGCGGGCTCACGCCGGGGCGGCGACCCCCGGGACCATGGGTCTGGCTGCCGGGGCCGGCGCTGGCGGTGCTGTAGCTTTAAAGTACCTCAACGGCGAGCCGTCTCAGTAGCGAGCCCCAAACCCGTACCGCTTCAGCTCCGCAAGCATCTCGGCCACACCCGGCGCAGCGTACTGCGGCCCCAGCCCCTGCACACGCTCGTCGGTCCTGTAGCGCGCCTTGACCAGCAGCCCCAGCACGCGCTCGCCGACGCGCGTGCTCTGCTCGGACTCGGCCAGCTCCTTCTGCTTGCCCTGTAGCCGGGCCCGCAGCAGATCGGCGATCAGGCCCTCCTCGTCCTCCAGCCGCTGGAGCGCCTGCTCGCACTTGGTGACCTCCTTCTGGATGCGCTGGCGCATCTGCCGCACCTGCTCCATGCCGCTCTTGACGCTGTCACTGGCGCGGATCAGGATGTTGTCGCACACGGCGTCGCTGCCGTCCATCACCTGCTGGAGCGTCTGGGACAGCACGGCGAAGACCAGCGAGTCCTCGGCATTGCCCTTCGCCTGCGGGTCTTCGCCGTGCTGGTCGTAGTACGCCCGGCGCTCGGGGTCGCCCAGCACCTCCCACGCCTTGGCGACCCGCTGGAACGTCTCCTGATCGCCACCCCTGCGGTCGGGGTGGTGCTTCTGTGCCAGCTTGCGGTAGGCCCGCTTGATGGTCACCGGGTCGGCGTCGCGCTCGACCCCGAGCGTCTCGTAGTGGTTCATCAGAACGCTCCTCTGGCTACTTGGAAACAAGCGATGCCGGCAGCGCGCCACATGTCGACCACCTTGTCGCGGTCGTCAAACACGGCCGTCAGGCGGCCGTACTCCGGCGGCTCCAGTTCCGCCAGCCAATGCCGCTTGAGCACGTCGTCCGGGGTGTAGTCCCCGGCCTTGCGCATCTTCAGGGCCTCGGGCGGGGTGAACGGCTCCCAGTGCAGCAGCATGGTGCTGCGGATGATCCGGTGCTCGTACAGCCACTCCTCGGTTTCAGCCCGGACCTCGTCGCTGCGGCCGCTCCAGACCCAGCACTCGGCCCCCGCCTTGCGCAGGGTCTGGAGCGTCTGGATAACCGGGATGTTGGGCTCGTCGTTGACGCAAGCGCGGTAGAACGCGGGCCAGTCTTTTTTCGGGCCCTCGACAAGGTGCCGGCGGTGGTCAATCAGCGCCAGCGTGCCGTCTAGGTCGAATATGTACAGTGGTCGCATGTCAGTCGCTCCCGCAGGAGCTGGAACCACCGGAGCTTGAGCCCGAATCACCGGAGCTGTAGCTGCTGGAGCCACCGGAGCTTGAGTCGGACGAGCTGGAAGGGCTCCACGACGCGCTAGAACCGCCGCCATCGAACGAACCGCCTCCGGTTGATACGAAGGGTACGTCGCGCACTGCGGGCTCGCTGGCGGGGCTGTACGAGGCCCGGACGGACCTCCCGTCGTCCAGCTCGGTGAACAGCGGCATCTGCTGCTGCGGCGGCGTGCCGGCGAACTCGACCGCGTCAGCGTGCCGGCGCGCCTCCTCGTTCTTGCGCCGCTCCTCGGCGCGCTCGACCCGGGCCCGGCTGGTCCCGGCCGGGATGGCCCAGCCGTACAGGACGTTGCCCTGCTGGTCCAAGGCCCCGGCCTTGGTCATCCGCTCGGCCCGGATGATCGCCTCGGGGTCGGGCGGCAGGCTGTGCCGGTACGCCTCATCGATCATGCGCTGGTTCGCCTTCCGCAGCAGCTCCTCGCGCTCCAGCATCTCGTCCAGCTCGCGCTGCCACTGCCGCTCGCGCCGGTCGGCGCGCCACATCCTGAAGCCATCAACGGCAAAGTACGCCAGCACGATGCCAAGCGCCAGAAAAGCAAAACCTAGCGTGTAGTCCACGTTGCTCATTTCCCACCTCCACAGGTTGACGTGCCAAAGGCGACGCCCTCGGTCCACGCGCTGAACACCATCCGGTCCTCGCGGTCGCTCACGACGCTGTACGCGAACGCGAGGATCACGAGGGCCGCCACCAGCTCCCCGAGCGCCTTGACCCACCAAGGCGCGCGCGGTGCCGGCTTGATCACCACCGGGCGGCGGGCCGCCCTGCGGATCGCTGACAGGCCGACCGGGCCCTTCATTTGTTCAGGTCCAGAAACGTGCGGCCCTTCTCGACCACGAACACGTCGGGCCGCAGCAGCGACGGCGGCACGCCGCAGTACTCGGCGATCTGCTTGGCGCGCAGCGCCGGCAGCAGGAAGTGACGGTCGGTCGCGCAGCGCGCCTTCCACTTCGACAGGGTCTGTGGCGCGATGTCGAGCTTGGTGGCGAGCTTGGTGTTGTCGCCCGGCTCCTTGAGCTTGGTGGCGTACAGCCACAGCAGCGGGTGCTTGGTGGTACGGCTGCCGTCGGGCATGGTAGCCGCGAGCTTCACTTGCTTGGTGGTCTTCATGGTTCAGTTTCCTTTGAGTGAGTTGAGGATGGCCGACTGGATGTCGGCCTTGTTTTGCAGCGCCTCGGCGATGGACTCGTCCACCGTGCCGGCCGCCACAATGTGGTGGATCACGACCGGGTGGTCCTGACCCTGCCGGTAAACCCGGCGGTTGAATTGCAGGTAGTCCTCCAGCGCCCACGTCAGGCCAAACCAGCACACGGCGTGCCCGCCGGCTTGCAGGTTCAGGCCGTGCGCCACGCTGGCGGGGTGGGCCAGCAGCACCGGCAGCTCGCCCGCGTTCCACGCGCGGACGATCCGGTCGGCCTCCTTGTCGCTGACACCGCCGCCGAGGTACGGGATGCTGTCGTCGCCGAGCGCCTCGCGGATCGCCGGCACCTCGTGCAGGAACGCGACCGCGACCAGCAGCGGGGTGCCCTGCTGCTGCTCCACCAGATCGGCCAGCGCCTCCAGCTTGGCGTCGTGCATGGGCACGCTGCCGGCCTCGCTGTAGACCCAGCCGTTGGTGATCTGGCGCAGCTTCATGTTCACCGCTGCGGCATTGGGGGCGGTCAGCACGGTGCCGCTGGACAGCTTGGCGTACAGCTCCCCGGCAAGGCCCTCGTACGCCGCCCGGGCGGCGCGCGGCAGCTCCACCGGGATGTTGTTGTAGGACAGGTCAGGCATCTGGAGGTAGTCCTCGGCCTTGAGGTGGATCGCAATGTCGCGCAGGCGGTGCTCGACCAGCGCGGGCGCGTTGGCCTTGGCGGTCCACTTGGTGATGGTGCGGCCGCCGCCAATGAAAATCTCGGTCGGGTCGCAGAACTGCTTGCGGAAATGCGTGATGAAACGCCCGAGGCGTTGGCCCTCGTCCACGATGAAGGTCTGCCCAAACAGGTCCTCGACCGCCTGCGGCGCTGGCGTGCCGGTCAGGATGTAGCGGCGCGCGAACTTGGGCAGCAGCGGCTTCAGCTCTTTAAAGCGCACGCTGGTGGCGTTCTTGAATTTGGTGGACTCGTCCACGGCCAGCATGTCAGGCACGACCTTGAACGACTCCAGCCGGCGGCCGGCGAGCCAGCGCACGTTCTCCGGGTTGATGATGTAGATGTCGGCTTCGACGCCCATGGCCTTGAGGCGCTCGGCCTCGGTGCCCAGCACCAGCGACACGCGCAGGTGGCTGAAATCGGCCCACTTGGCGACCTCCTGACGCCACGTCAGGCGCGCCGGGCGGCGCGGCGCGATCACCAGCATGGCGCGAACGGCCTTGTGCTCCTTGAGCACGGTGAAACCGGCCAGCGTGATGGAGGTTTTGCCCATCCCGGGGTCGAGGAACAGGCACCCGCCCGGCTCGGCGCACATGAGCTGGATGGCGCGGAGCTGGTACGGGTGGGGGGCGTATTGCTTGGGCATTTCGGTGCTCCTTGTTGGTGGTGAGGTGCTGAAGCCGTAGTCTACATCACAGAATTTGAAAACGCAAACACCACTCAAAGGCGTCCCGGTCGCGGACCACGTCCACCGTGAAGCCCATCTCGCGCAATTGCGCGTGGACCACCTCCTGCCGCTTGCTGACGCGCCCGTCCGGGGCCTTGAACTCGACAAACCAGACCTTGCCGCCCGGGATCAGGAACAGCCGGTCGGGCAGCCCCGTGATGAGCGGCCAGAGCTTCAGGGCCCACATGCCGAGCGACTTGGCGCGCCGGCAGCAGGCGGCCTCCAGCCGGGCCTCGGGGCCGCTCACTTGCGCAGCCCCGAGACAAAGAACAGCGGGCCGTCCCGACCCGTCACCATGTCCTGCATAAGCTCGGCCACGGTGTCGAGGTCGCAAAGGGCGTTGTACGCGAGCAGGATCAGGTACGCATTGGTGTCGAACCCCAACCGCCGCGCGTCGGCCGCAACGCGGCGCGCCGTGGACAAGGCCGGCGTTTCCACGTGCTCGGGGCCCGGCGGGCGGCCCTGCATGTCGTGTCCGTCGGCGAGCTTGCCGAGTATGTCCGCAACTTCTGCCATCGTGGTCTGTTTCTCGTTTGCCATCACGCACCTCCTTCCACCTGCGGCGTGCCGGCCGGCGGCTCCAGATGCACGGCCCGGTACTCGACCGGGTGCCAGCGGTGCTGCGGCTTGTCCTCGGACGGCACGACCCGGTGGTCCAGCACGGCCGTCCACCGCTGCGCGAGGTCGCGCGCGTACGTCTTGGCGTCCTCCTCGGTGGAGAACCGCAGCAGGTTGCCGACCCACTTGCCGCTGCTGTCGGCGATCACTTCGACTTTAAAGCTACTCATCATCACACTCCTCGGTTTCAGGTTCCCAGCCGGCCGGCGCGGCGTGGTTCATGCCGCAACCACGGCATCGCAGCCACCAGCGGGAGCCCAGCTGCCCGAGCAGCGCCTGCTCGGGGTACTCGCAGCACGGGCAGTCGATCATGTCGAGGCTCCTTCAACGTCGTGCCAGCCTTCCACCCAAACAGAAGTCGCTACGGTGCAAGAGTCAACAGCCGCGATTAGCTCTTCCCGTACCTGTCGCAAGTCGCCGCCAATGCGCGTGAGCTTTGGCGTGCCTTTGAACGGGACGCACACCGTAAAAGACCCCTGCGGCGTCTTCACGCGAACGACGGTGCCGAGATGCTTTCCGTGTGCGACGGTCATGGTTCGCTCCCCATGGTCAGGTCGATGCGGCACGCAGCCAGCGCGTGCCAGCGGCGGCTACGCTCACGCTCGCGCCGGGCCAGCTCCTCGCGCATCAGTTGCAGCTCGTGGCTGTACCCGTCCTCCAGCCAGTCGTCCATCGCGATGTTGAACTCCTGCTCGGCGTACATCTGCGCCATGTCGCCGTGGAGCCCGGCGGGCCACATGGGCATGGGCTCGGGGTCGTAAAAGTTCTCCCGGGTGCGCTCGACCATGGCGATGGCCGCGCGCAGGTGTTCGATGGTCATGTCGGCAAGGTCGATGCGGCGGCCGTCACGCGTAGTCCACTTCATGTCTTCACCTCCGGTTCGATACCCAGCTTGCGGGCCCGCTCGACAAACGCGGCCGCCTCCTTCTTGGTGGCGAACGTGTGCGTGCCTTGGTATTGCGACCCGACCGGAAAGCAGACGTACCAGCCGCGCCCCCGGGGCTTCTGATAGCCCCGGATGACGCCCGGCAGGATCACCGGGCGGCCCATTACGCCACCACCTTGCGGGCCGTGACCTTGAGGACCAGCGTGGTGCTCTCGCTGGTGTGCGCCGTCACCAACTGGCGCGACGGCTCCAGCTTCTTGGCGATGGACTCCCAGTCGATGCTGGTGCGGGTCTGTTCGAACACGTTGGCGTCGAAGAACATGCCGCTGGTGCGGGCGACGCCGCCGCCGGCCTTGAGCGACGCTTCGATGGCCTTGGCCTTGGTCTGAAGCTCGGCGATCTGGGCCTTGAGGTTGCCCAGTTGATCGACCTCGGAGATTGCGAGTGCTTGTGTCATGGTGTGGCTCCTGTGGTGAGGGTTTACTGCTTCTTGGCGTATTTCAACGCCGCTTCCAACTGCTTGAGCGCGGTGCCGAGTCTCGGGGTCGGGTCTTGAAACCACGCCCTTTTGCACTGCGCGTGCTGCGCCTCCAGCAGTGCCAGCCTTGCGGCCGCGTGGGGGTTCTGGGGTGTTTGCATTTTCGTTCTCCTGTGGTGAGCCGTTAGTGTAACCGCAGTCTACAAACAAAGTCAAACGGTCTGCACAACTTTTTTATCGGCCCGGTCGCCGGGGAACATCTCCTCGCCGCACGACGGGCACACCGGGAACCCGTAGTCCTCCAATTTCTTGGCGGTCGCGTAGACCTTGTTGCCGCACCCGCACTCGCAGCCGTGCAGGCCGTTGGACTCCTTCTTGACCTTCTCGGCCAGCACCAGCGAGCGGTGCGGGTACGGGCCCAGCTCGACGGCCAGCTTCTGGATGAACAGCAGCGTGTCGCCGGCCGCGCGGCTGGTCTTGCCGCCCGTGTAGCTGACGGCCACGCTGTTGCGGGTGAACTCCTTGCCGTGGCCCGACTTGCAGTCGTCGGCGACGTGGAGCAGCTCGTGCCCCAGCACGTCGATCACCTGCACCGGGCTCTCCAGCGTCGGGTTGAGGAACACCTCGTTGACGCCGGCCAGCGACCGGCTGCGGGGCCAGCACTCGCCGATCCGCTTCTTGGGGCTGCCGCCGCCGGGGAACCCGCACGTGACCTTGTAGTCGTCGGGCACCTTGACGCCGCTGGCGGCGAAGCGCGCAGCGAGGGCCTTGGCGGCCCGCTGGAGCCACTGCTCGCGCACGTCCGGGGGTGTGGGTACAAACACCGCCGGCTTGCGCACCTTTACGGTTTTAGGGAGCGCGGTGGCCGCCTTGCGGGCGGCGGCGTTGATCTGTTCGATGGTGCGGGTGTCTTTGGTCATGTCGGTTCTCCTTGTGCGGTGTTTAGGTGCGGAGCCAGCGGCGTTGCTGGATCGCGCCGCGAACGCCCCAACCGGCGCGGGCCGTGATGCTGAGCCGCTGCTGGACGTGGCGCACGTACCACGTCTCGGGCGCGTGCAGGTAGAGGTACGTCCGGGGGCGCGGCCGCTGTTTGGGTTTGTGCTTGGCCCACAGGCGGTACTCGTAGTTTTTCTTGGGTGCGCGCTGGTGGTTCATGTCGTCTCTCCTCAGTTGAACTTGGTCGCGCAGATCGGGCCGATACCGGCTTCGATGGACTGCGGGTCGGTCAGGTCGCGGCCGCACGAGCAGCAGCGGCCGCTGAGCTTGCCGTACTTGACGGCGGCCACGAGCGGGTTGGCCTCCAGCTCCAGCAGCAGGGCGCGGAGGGCCTCCACGGACGCGCCACGCGTCTCGCAGTTGCGGACGTATATCTCGGCCACGCCGTCGGCGATGCGGCCCACCACGCCCTCGTGGCCCTCGGCGGTGATCCAACACAGGCTGTCCTGATTGCGGCGGCGAATCTTGAAGGCATCGACGTGGAACGTCGCGTGCTGCTGCATCACCGCAAACAGCGACGGCACCGGGAACTTGTTGGGGTTGACCGCCGGGGCTGGTGCCGGGATCGCGTGATGGTCCGCGCCAGCCCACGCCACCAGCTTCTCGGCGTAGCCGCGCTGGTTCTCGCTGGCAAAGCTGCCGAACCGCTCCAGCTTGGCGGCGATGTCGCGGCAGGTGTCGGCCTTGCCCATGGCGAAGCTGCCGGTGCGGTGGTCCCACACGCTGGCTGCGGCGCGCAGCTTGGCGACCATGGGGTGGACCGCCGGGGCGGCGGCTACGGGGGCGGGGGCCTTGACGGCCACGGCGGCTTTCCAGTTTGCGACTTGCATGGTGTGCTCCTTGTGGTGGTGTGGTTAGACGTTGCAACCGAGGCGGCGAAGCTGGCGCTTGACGCCCGCGATGTACGCCTTGCCCTCGTACAGGTGAAGCCCTTGCCCCGGGCCCGCGTCGCCGAACATGGCGCACTCGCTGCGGTACTGGCACTCGCTCTCGCCGAGGCCCTCTTCGTACGCGTCCAGCGCGGACATCATGTCGTACGGGCCGCTGCCCTCGGGGTTGGACGGGGCGGTCCAGTATTCGATGAACTCGGCGGCAGTCATGGCTTCAGTGTTGGCGATGGACATTTCGTTGCTCCTTTAAAGTGGTGAGGTGTTGCTGGCGCTATTGTAGATCAAGGCTTCAAAACTTTGCAACAACTGTTTTCCTAGTGCCGTTCGATGACAAAGCGGGTGGCGTGGTGCCAGCCCTTGATGGTGACCAGCTTGGGCGGCCCAAGGACCAGCTTGCCGTTGTTGGGCCCGGTGCCGCAGACCCACACGGGGTCTTCCACCACGATGCGGCTGGGGTTCTCGGCGATGGTCGCCTTGTAGCCGTAGTACTTCAGGTACTTGACGATCTGGTCTGCCTCTTGGGCGAATATGTTGGCAGCCATCACGTCACCCGATCATGTTCACGTCGCCGACCTCGTACCCGGCGGCCTTGACGTACGCCGCAGCCTGCGTGCGGGTGTTGGCGTCGATCCGCAGCTCCACGCGGCGGCCCTCGGCCAGCCCGTACACGCCGACCTCGTACAGGTGCTTGGCGTTCTTGCGCCGATACAGCTCGGTCAGGGCGTCGTTGACTTGGTCAAGGTACTTGGCCTCGGCCTTGTCGTCCACGCCCTTCATGGCGCGGGCGGCCAGCCCCGCGTCTTCGAGGATGTAGCGGAGCTGGTCGTCGGTCTTGATGCGGTACTGTGCGAGCTGGTTCATGTCAAACCTCCGTGCGGTTGAAACCTTCGACCATGATCACGCGCGGCGTGGCGGCGTTTGCCTCCTCCAGCGACCGCTCCATGATCCTCTGATAGTGCGGGCCGCCCGTGCCACGGGCGATCAGGTCGGCGTAGTGCTGGCGCGCCCGGGCGAGACTCTTCGCGCCAAGCTCCCGGGCGAACGGTGCCGGGTCGGGCATCTCGGACACGAGACGCACGCGGGTGTTGGTCCAGTAGACCGGGTGCCCGTCCACGTCCTGCGGGTACAGGCGGTGCTGGACCGGCTGACCGTTCTCGTGGCCGACGGCGGTGCCCTGCTTCTTGCCCCAGCTCGTGAGGATGATCTTGCGGACGTAGACCTTGCCGCTGTCCTCGCGCAGGAAGTGCCAGACCGCGTCGCCCTTCTTGAATGTTGCCATGGTGCTGCTCCTTGTGGTGGTGAGTACGAGTCCGTATTGTAGCCGACATCTACAACCATGTGTCAACACTTTAAAGCAAATATTTTCGGTCCGGCACCAACACTATAGTATGCACAAACAGCCGCAGGCTACAAGCAGCAACCGTGCCAACATCAAATTCATCGTATTCCAATGGCATAAACGCGAGCCTCTAGAACGGCCCAAAATCGATTAACGGGGTAGACTGAGGCTACCCCCTTGCCAAACACGAAAACGCAGCCACGGGCCTTCTAGGGGCCTTAGAATCGAATGACATTGGCATAAATCGCCTATTTTTTGTGCAAATGCTCATTTTTTAGGCAGCGCGTTTTCTGGCACACTCTGTGCATGTAGCTTTTAGGCACAACAATTGCAGTGTGCTGCGCCGCACAGACGGCCCCGGATTTGACAACACCCCGGACCCGGGTTTAGTCTGCGCGTCCGCACTTCAACTTCACTTCATTCAAGGAGAGCCTCACCATGAGCCACGCAGTATTCAGCCCCTCCGCGTCCAAGCGTTGGATGGCATGCCCCGGCAGCTTCGCCGCCAACATCGACGCACCCAACACCAGCAGCAAGTACGCCGACGACGGCACGCTGGCGCACGACCTCGCGGCCTCACTGATAGAAGGCACGATGAAGCTCCCGGCAGTCCAGCGGGCGGCCCCGTCGCCCGAGCACGCCGAGGCCATCGCGGTCTACGCCGACTTCGCCCGGGGCATCAAGAAGAGCGCCGACTGGTTCGAAGTCGAGTCCAAGGTCCGCTGGAACGACGAGCTGTTCGGCACCGCCGACCTGCTGGCCGTAACCGGCGACACGATGGATGTCGGCGACCTGAAGACCGGCGCGGGCGTGTACGTGGACCACGTCGAGAACAGCCAGATGCTCACGTACGCGTTCCTCGCGCTGTCCACCATCCCGCGCAACGTCACCCAGAACGTCAAAAAGGTCAACCTGCACGTGATCCAGCCGCTGTTCCCGGGCGCACAGCCGATCCGCACGTGGTCCTGCCCCATCGCCGTGGTGCTGGAGTGGGGGCAGGCGGTCCAGCGCGCCATGGAGGCCGCCAAGCAGCCCAACGCGCCACGGGTGCCGGGCGAGGAGCAGTGCCGCTGGTGCGCCGTCAAGGTCAACTGCCCGGCGTCGCAGGGCATCGTCAGCAGCCTCATGCAACCGGCGCTGGTGGACACCAACCCGGAGCAGCTCGGGGAGTGGCTCCGCAAGGTGGCGCTGGCCGAGTCGTTCATCAAGACGCTGCGCGAGACGGCCCACAAGCTGGTGGAGCAGGGCGTCAACATCCCGGGCTGGAAGCTGGAGCCCAAGCGCGCCACCCGCAAGTGGGCCGACGAGAAGAAGCTCATCGCCGCTGCCGTCAAGGAGGGCATCGACGTACGGGTCCAGACGGTGATGTCCCCGGCCGCGCTGGAGAAGCACCTCAAGGACAAGCTGCCGCCGAAAATCGAGGCACTTGTCACGGCCGAATCCAGCGGCTACAATCTTGTGGTAGACAAAAGCTACGTGCCTAGTCTGCCAAAGGCCGCAGCGCCCGACCTCAAGTCGGCGCTGCGGAATCTCAAGCACCGGGTCTAGGCCCGGGGCTTTTTCACTTCGCTTCACTCAACTCAGAAGGACACTTCAATCATGGCAACAGAAAAAGCATCAACGGCAATCGCGGTCCCGTTCAACCCCAAGGCGCTCGCCGTCTCGCTCAAGGGCATCAAGCGCGAGGTGGGGCCCACGCTCAACTTCCTGAAGATGGGGAAGGACGGCGTGTGGAGCTGGGGCAAGGAGGAGAACGAGGTTGACGAGGACGAGCAGCTCCTCATCAACCCCGCAGGCTTCAAGCACGGGTACGTGTGCTGGTCCGCGAAGGGCTCCACCAAGCTCGGCGAAACCATGGCCGACCTCGGCTCGCCGATCCCGGACCACGGGCCCGCGCCCGACGGCGGCCGGGGCTGGGACTTCCAGCTCGGTGTGCACCTCAAGCTCGTGAGCGAGAACCTCGACCTGCTGTGGGCCTCGGCCTCGTTCGGCGGCAAGAAGGAAATCTCGCGCATCGCTGACGAGGTGGGCACCAAGCTGGAGGAGGGCGACGAGGCGTGCGTCGCGGTCGTGACGCTGACCTCCAGCTCGTACCAGCACAAGGAGTACGGCAAAATCTACACCCCCGAGGTCGTGATCAAGAAGTGGATCACCATCGCGGACGTGGAGAAGATGCTGAGCAAGACCGCAGCGCCGGCCAAGAAGGCGGCACCCGCAGCACCGGCCAAGAAGGTTCCGGCCAAGAAGAAGTAAGCAGCGCCACGCAGCAAGGACGGCCCCACCCGGGGCCGTTTTTCATCTCATCACACAGGAGCTACAAACATGCGAGTTATCACCGAGCACATTGTCAACCCGGCCAACGACCGCCTGAAGATCACCGTGGTGGACGCGCCGACTCACGGTGGCGCTAACCATGCGTACCGCATCGAAGGTTTCGACCCTGCCACCAACCCGGCGTACGAGCAGCTCGCGGACGCGCAGTTGGATATTGGGACCATGAACCCGTGGACCGGCATCGCGTTCCAGAACGGGCCCATCGACGCGGACGGCAACGGCGTCAACGGCGTGACCCACGAGGCTTTGCTTGCCATCGTTGCAGACCGCCTTCGCGGCTTTCAGAGGGGGCCGTACGCGTGCAAGGAGAACGCCTGCGCGCTGACCCACATCGAAGAGGCACAGCACTGGCTCCAGCAGCGCACGCTGGCGCGTATGCGCCGGGGTGTCGAGGGTACGCATCAGGTCTAACCATCGCGGCCCCGCAAGGGGTCGCCTCACCACAAGGAGCTACAAATGCCATTGATACTTTCCGACGCGATGCTCGTTGAGTACGAGCAGAAGGTCCAGACGTTCCTCAAGGACTGCATGGAGCGCACGCTCGACATCGACATGGTGCTGCGCGTGAACCAGTTGCTGATGATCCGCAGCGTGCTGCTGTGGATGACCGACGAGGACATCGCCGTGGTCCGCACGGGCGACGTGGAGGCGATGCTGGCGCTGATCGCCGCCATGGAGGACGCGATGCTCAAGAGCGAAAGGGCAGCCAAGCATGTCCATTAAGACCTACGACGTGGGGTACCACGGCCTGATGATCGAAGGCGACGGCGGCGAGTACGTCAAGGCCGCCGACCTCGCATGGGTTCCCACCGCTGATCGCTTACCTCCAGCGGAAACCCCCGTGCTGGTAGTCGTCAACGGAGCACATCGCATTGGCGCGCTGTTCTGGGAGCGCCCGGGGTACGAGGACACTTTCGACCCGTACCTGTACTGGGATGATCCGGGCAACGATGGACAGGACTGGGACCAAAGCACCGTGACCCATTGGGCCCCATTGATGCCGGTACCGGCCGGGGTCGCCCATGACTGACATCCTCTGGCTCGACATCGAAACGCGCAGCCGCTGCGACCTCAAGAAGCGCGGCGTCTACAACTACGCCGCCGACCCGTCCACGCAGGTGCTGGTGATCTGCTGGGCGTGTAACAACGGCCCCGTGAAGACGTGGACCAAGTCCAGCGGCAAGGGCTGGCCGGTCGAGTTCCTCAACGCGTACAAGTCCTACGAGGCGCAGAAGCGGGCGCACAACGCCGGCTTCGAACGGCTCGTGCTCGGAGCCAAGTGCGGTCCGCGCCCCATAGAGGAGTGGTACTGCACCGCCACGCAGGCGCGCGCCTGTAGCCTCCCCGGGGCGCTCGACACGCTCAGCATGGCGCTGAACCTCGACGTGAAGAAGAGCAAGCGGGGCCTGTTCCTGATCCGCGAGCTGTCGATACCACGTCCTGATGGCAGCTTCAACGAAGACCCGGCGCTCATGGCCGAGTTCGCGTCCTATTGCGCCGACGACGTGCGGTCGATGCGCGAGATGAGCCTCGCGCTGGCACCGCTCACCGACGAGGCGCTGGAGGTGCACCACGTCAACGAGCACATCAACGACCGGGGCGTGCCCATCGACACCGAGCTGTGCGAGCTGGCTACCGGGTACGCCGAGCGTGAGGCCGAGGAGGCCAACGCGATGGTGCAGGTGATCAGCGGCGGGGCGCTCAAGACCGCCAAGGGCACCAAGCTCACCGAGTGGCTGTACGAGCGCCTGCCCGAGCACGCGCAGAACAAGATGGTGAAGCACAAGACCGTCGCGGTGAACGTCGAGCAGCGCGGCTCGGCAATGGCCGGCAGCGGCTCCACCGAGATGACCCCGGGGGCCCCCGAGACGATGACCAAGCGGTCGCTGTCGCTGGACGCCGACATCCGCAGCACGCTGCTGGACCTCGTGGCCGAGAACCCGGACGAGTACGACATCGACGCTGTCAGCATGCTGGAGGCGGCCGAGGCCGCAGCCATGTCCTCCGTGTCGAAGTTCCAGACCATGCTCAACCGCGCCAACAGCGACGGCCGGCTGCGCGGCGCGATCATCACCAACGGCGCGGCGCAGACCGGGCGCTTCAGCAGCACCGGGGCGCAGCTCCACAACTTCAGCCGCACGGTCGCCCCGGACCCGGAGGCCGTCAAGGCGCAGATGCGCAAGGGCGAGGATTTCGGCAACCAGACCCTTGCCACTTTAAAGTCGATGCTGCGCCCGGCCATCGCCAGCCCCAAGGGCATGATCGTGCGCGGTGACTGGTCAGCGGTCGAGGCCCGGGGCTTGCCGTGGCTGGTCAACACCGGGGGCAGCCAACGCTACCTCGACGCGTTCCGCGACCCGACCCGGGACATCTACGTCGAGCAGAGCCACGCCGCCGGCCTAGGCGGGGCAAGGCAGCCCGGCAAGGTGGTGGTGCTGTCGCTGGGCTATGGCGGCGGCCCCAACGCGCTGCTGCGCATGGCGAAGGGCTACAGCGTGACCATCGACGCACCGGACGCCACGGTCAGGCAATGGCGCGCCCGCAACGGCTGGGCGGTGCAGTGGTGGAAGGCGCTGGTGGCCGCCGCCAAGGACGCCATCGTCGCCGATCTGCGCGGCGAGGGCGGCAAGCTGTTCCACGCGGGCCGGATCGCGTTCGCGTGCCACGGCGGCTGGCTCATCATGCAGCTCCCGTGCGGTCGGTGCATCTACTACCCGTTCGCCAAGCTCACCGAGGGCAAGTACGGCACCGACATCGAACACATGAAGGCGGCGTGGAAACCCAAGGCGGGCGCGACCGAATGGCCCCGGGCGAGGCTGTGGCACGGCACGCTGGCCGAGAACGCCACGCAGGCGGCGTGCGCGTCGCTGCTGCGGTACTCGCTCGTGCGCGGCTTCAGGAAGGGCCTGCCGATCATCGGGCACGTGCACGACGAGGTGGTGCTGGAGTACCCGGGCCGTGGCAAGAAGGCCGTGGCGGCGATGCAGCACGAGCTTGAGCAGGTGATGGTGGAGGTGCCAGACTGGGCCGAGGGGTTCCCGCTGGCTGTCGAGACTGCGGCAGCGCCGCGCTTTGGAAAGTGAAGACCATGATTGACAAGAAGCCAGCGGTCGGCCGCATCCTGTTCCGCACCAGCCCGTTGTGGGGCGGGCACTTCGCGCGCTGCGGGGTGATCACCCGTGCCGGCGACAAGACCGTCGCGTACGTCAGGCGCAAGAACGCCAAGCCCGGGATGCTGTACACGCTATCTGTAGCCGCCGTGTGCGACACCGAGGACGAGGCCGCGACGCTTGAAGCGTTCGACCGGCGCGCCCGGGAGACGATCAGCGACACCATCGACCGCTTCCGTTTCGAGGCAGCGGTGCTCACCAACAGCGTGCGCAAGCCCTGAAAAGACAACGGCCCGGGGGTTGCCCGGGCCGCCGCTTCCTCACCACAAGGAGGGTTCACGCCCTCTGGTCGGGAGGAGGGGGTACTCAAAACCAACCAGAGGGATGAACCAGTGACGAACGATACAGACAAACCGGCGGCAACGCAACCGTACCCCGAGGCGATGCGGGAGGCGAAGCGGTGGCTGCTCCACAAGGCCAAGAAGCCGTACTACACCAGCGGCACCAGCCGGGGCAAGACCGGCACCCCGCGCGACATCGCGCGCCTTGCCACGTACGACGAGGCGGTCGCGGCGCTGGCCGCGTCACCTGACAGCTACGACGGGCTCGGGTTCGCGCTCGGCGACGGGTGGCACGGGGTGGACTTGGACAAGATCGGCAAGCCGTGGGGCAAGGTCGCCGAGCCGTGGGCGTCGAAGATCATCGATACCGCTTTAAAGCAGGGCCTGTACGTCGAGCGCAGCTTCAGCGGCAGCGGGGCGCACCTGATCGGGTTCGGGCCGTGCGACGTGACCATGGGCGCGAACAAGAGCGGGGTCGAGGTGTACAGCGCCGGGCGGTACTTCACCATGACCGGCAACACCGGGTTCGGGGCCATGACGCGCAAGGGCGCGATCCTCGGCAACCTTGAGGGCCCGCTGCTGGAGCTGATCCAGCGCCGGCACGGCGCGTTCAGCAAGCGCACCGCGCGCCCGGACATCACGCACGTCGTGGCGCTGCCGCCCGAGCGCGTGCCGACGCTGTGGGACGACATCTCGCGGCGCGCCCCCAAGCTCTTGGAGGACATCGACCCGGACTGCGGCTACGACGACTGGTACAAGGTCGGGATGGCGCTCCACAAGGAGTCGAACGGGCACCCGGACGCGCTCCAGATGTGGGAGGGCTGGTCGATGAAGGGCTCCAAGTTTCAGGACGGGGACTGCTCGAAACGCTGGGACGGGTTCAGCGTGGACCGGGGCGACGCGGTCGGATTCGGCACCATCGTGCATCTGGCCGAAACGGCGCGGGCCACTAGGAAGGCCGCCAAGGGCCCAAAGCGGTCAAGGCAGGGGAAGGTATCAACCGACGCCCAAAACGCCGCTGGCGGGGCTGTACGCAAGCCGCAGGGGCCTTTTGCGGCGATCCCGAGCGGAAACCTGATGCCGGAACAGGAAAGTGTTGCACCAGCGCAACAGGACGGCCTGATCAACGGGCTGCCGTCGAGCTTCATGCTGGGGGCGCTGCGGAAGATGAACATCCCCAAGACCGAGTGGCTGGTCGAGGGGATGATCACCCGGGGCCTGCACATGCTGGCCGGCGCACCCAAGGGCGGCAAGAGCTACCTCGTGCTCCAGATGTGCATGGCGGTGGCGGCCGGCAAGCCGTTCCTCGGGCGCGCCACGCGGCAGTGCCGGGTCAGCTACTTCGACCTTGAGGAGTGGCACGAGCTGCTCGACATCAGGGCCGAGCGGATCGCGCTCGGGAACGACATCGACATGGACCACTGCCCGGTGTCGGTGCGGCTGGAGACGGGCGTCGGCGAGGCGGCGATGGCCGACATGCAGGCCGAGATAGACGCCGGCAGCAAGCTGATCGTGATCGACCTGTTCGCGCGGATCAGGGACGAGCTTTCCGAGAACCCCAAGGCGAACGTGTACGCCCGGGACATGGAGGCCGTGGGGCGCTTGGCGGACTTCGCGCTGAGCCACCCGGACGTCGCCATCGTGGTGGTGCACCACACCAACAAGGGTACGCACAGCGAGTGGCAGAACAGGCTCAGCGGCTCGGCCGGCGTGGCCGGGGCGTCGCACACCAACATCCTGCTGTCGCGGCCGGACATGCGCGGCTGGGACGAGGACGACCGCGAGGAGGGCATGAAGTACCGGACCCTGAACGTGGCCGGCAAGATGGTGGACGAGCAGGAGCTGGTGCTCGCGCAGATGGCGCACGGCGGCGGCTGGGAGGTGAGCGGCCTGAAGCCGTGGGAGGTGAGCACGACGCGCAAGCAGAAGAAGCTGGTGCTGTACCTGCACGCGGCATACCCGGAGTGGCGCGACAGCAAGACCGTGGCCGAGGCCATGGGGATGAAACGCGACGCGGCCCTGAAGCTGTTGCAGCGGATGGCGCAGCAGGGGGTGATTGAGTCGGACGGGCAGGGCGGGAAGGGCTACCGTGCGAAGCAGGCGAGGGCCGGTGATTGACCCTCGCGCGCGATAGAACTGTATTGTTTACTAGTCTGATGTGTCCTATGGTAATCAAAGGTTCGGACACTTCGGACTAGTATTTGATATAGCACGCGCGCGAGGCGGCGACGTTTGCCCCGCTGGAACGCTAACCACATGGGGCTGGACAGTGTCAAGCGGGTGGGGTACAGTCCCGCGCATCAACGGGTTAGGGGGTGCAGGGTATGGCGTTTGGGCACGGCAAGGGCAAGAGCAACCCCGGGGGGCAGCCGACGACGGCTCTGCCCCCGCGCCCGTTTGAGGCCGCTTTAAAGCGTGCGATCATCCAAGAGAACAGCTACCGGCTGCGCAAGATGGCCGAGCAGGTGCTGGACCTCGCGGCCGAGGGCGAACAGTGGGCGGTGCTCTTCGTCGCTGACCGCCTCGACGGCAAGCCGCGCCAAGCAGTGCCGACGCAGGACGAGAACGGCGCGCCGGTCACCGTGGGCAGCATCACGTACCACATCGTTGACGCCACCAAGCCCACCGACCGCAGCAAGGAGCCTCCGGCTACAGTCACACCGCTGCGGCCCACCATGGCCGCTGTGAGGCGCTCGGCGTGAACGCCCCGGCCAACCTCATGCTCCCGGTCGCGCGGCCCTTTGAGCCGCTGCTGGCACCGGCACGCAACCTCGCCGCATGGGGTGGCCGCGCATCAGGCAAGTCCTACTTCTTCGCCGACCGCGTCATCAGTCGCTCCATGGGCGAGAAGCTCGACGTGGTCTGTATCCGCGAGGTACAGCGCACGCTGCGCACCAGCGTGAAGAAGCTGCTGGAGGAGCGCATCTCCGAGCACAACGTCGGGTACGCGTTCGAAGTGCAGGACGCGCGCATCCTGACCAAGCTCGGCGGCGTGATCATCTTCGAAGGCATGCAGAACCAGACCAGCGAGTCGATCAAGTCGCTGCAAGGCTTTAAAGTCGCATGGGCCGAGGAAGCCCAGACCCTGTCACAGCGAAGCATCGAAATGCTCGTGCCGACGCTGCGAGCGCCCGGCAGCCAGCTCTGGTGGTCATGGAACCCCAACCTCCCCACCGACCCGGTCGATGCGTACTTCCGCGCGGAGGGCGAGGAGCTGCCGCCCGACACGATCATCGTCAAGGCGCTGTACCACGACAACCCGTGGCTGTCCGACGAGTCTCTCGCCGACGCCGAGTACATGCGCCGCCGCGACTTCGAACGCTACCTGCACGTGTGGGAGGCAGAGTACGAGAGCCGCAGCGAGGCGCGCGTCTTCAAGAACTGGACCATCGAAGAGTTTGACACGCCGCCCGGCACCATGCTGCGGTTCGGTGCCGACTGGGGCTTCAGCGTGGACCCGAGCGTGCTGGTGCGCTGCTGGCTCGACGGTCGCCGCCTGATGGTGGACTACGAGGCGTACATGCGCGGTTGCGAGATTGACATGCTGCCCGACCTGTTCGACACGGTGCCCGAGGCGCACAAGTTCTTCATCACGGCCGACAGCTCGCGGCCCGAGACGATCAGCTACATGCAGAAGCACGGCTATCCGCGCATGAACCGGGCCGTGAAGGGCCCCGGGTCGCTGGAGGAGGGCATCGCGTTCCTCCAGAGCTACGACATCGTGGTGCACCCGCGCTGCACGCACGTGATCGATGAGCTGAAGGCGTACAAGTACAAGACCGACGAGCTGACCGGCAAGGTGATGCCGCTGCTTGAGGACAAGAACAACCACGTGATCGACAGCCTGCGCTACGCCTGCGAGGGCGTCCGACGCGCCGCCAAGGCGCAGCACAGCTTTAAAGCGGAAGACATGCGACCAACCCGGAGCATCATGTAATGGCGAAGCGTCGCAACAAGACCCCACCTGTAGACAGCCGCTACGATATCGTCAAGGGCACGTTCGCTTTTGAGGACAGGCCGCTGCCGCCCGCGAACAAGGACGGCGACGGTGACGACGAGGCCGGCGAGCCGCAAAGCTCCGACGAGGACATCCTCAAGGAGGCCAACGAGCGGTGGGAGTACAGCGTCGAGAACGACACCGACAACCGGAACCAGTACAAGGAGGACTACAACTTCACGTACACGCCCGGGTCGCAGTGGGACGACAGCCTGCGGGCCCAGCGCAACGTGTGGAAGGAGCCCTGCCTTGAGTTCAACCAGCTCACGCAGTTCGTCCATCAGGTCGTCAACGACCAGCGCCAGAACCGCCCCGGCATCCGCATCTACCCGGCCGGCGGCAAGGCCAGCGAGGCCGCTGCCGACATCCGGCAGGGCATGATCCGCAGCATCGAATACCACAGCAAGGCCGAGTCGGTGTACGACACCGGCTACGAGTGCAGCGTCGTGGGTGGCCGTGGCTGGTGGCGCATGCTCACCGAGTACGAGCCCATGTCGTTCAACCAGCGCATCGTCATCAAGGCCATCAAGGACTCGCTGAGCGTGCGCGCCGACGACAACTACGAGGAGCCCGACGCGCGCGACCGCAAGTGGCTGTTCGTGCAGGAGGTGCTCAGCAAGGACGAGTTCACGCGCCGCTACCCCAAGGCGAAGCCGCTCGACTGGGACAGCCTCGACAAGTCGTGGACCGACGGCCGCGACACGGTCATCGTGGTGGACTACTACCGGCGCGTGTGCCGGCAACGCACGCTGGTGATGATGAGCGACGGCGCGGTGGGCTGGAAGGACACGATGCCCACGCCGCCCGAGGGCGTCACTATCAAGGCCGAGCGCGAGGCCGACGACTGGGAGGTCGAGTGGTTCAAGCTCGCGGGCGGGCAGCAGGTGCTGGAACGCTACGAGTGCCCGGGCAAGTACATTCCGGTGGTCCAGACCGTGGGCGACGAGCTGCTGCTTGAGGGCAAGCGCACGTACCAAGGGCTCATACGCCACGCCAAAGACCCGCAGCGCATGCTGAACTACGGCATGACCCAGCAGGCCATCCACCTCGCGCTGACGCCACGCGCGCCGTGGATCGCGGCCGCAGGCCAGATCGAAGCCTACAAGGACATCTGGAAAAACGCGAACGTGGACAACCACGCGTACCTGCCGTACGACCCGATCACCATCGACGGTGTCGCGGTGCCGCCGCCGCAGCGCACGCAGCCGTCGATGCCCGACGCCGGCTGGCTGAACTGGACGCAGCAGCAGATCGCCATGATCAAGTCCACGATCGGCATGTACGAGAACAGCCTCGGGCAGCGCAACAACGAGCAGTCCGGGCGCGCCATCCTCGCGCGCGAGAAGCAGGGCGACAACGCCACGTTCCACTTCAGCGACAACCTGTCGCGCGCCATCGCGCTCACGGGCGAGATTGCGATGGACTGGCTCCCGGTCGTGTACGACACGCGCCGCATCGTGCACATCGTCGGGCTCGACGGCTCGCGCAAGCAGGTGGAGCTGAACCAGCCGGGCGTCGATGTAGCCGAGAACGGCGCGATCCAGTCGATCAAGCTCAACAGCCTGAACGACGACGGCCAGTACGCGGTCGTGGTCGAGGCTGGCCCGAGCTACGCCACCAAGCGGCAGGAGACGGCCGACAAGCTCGCGCAGCTCGTCAAGGCATTCCCGCCCATCATGCAGGTCGCCGGCGACCTCGTGGTCAAGGCGCAGGACATCCCCGACGCCGACGCGCTCGCCGAGCGGCTTCGGTTCGCGCTGCCGCCCGCGATACAGGAGGCGCTGCGCGCCGAGGAGCAGGGCAACAAAGCCCCGGACCCCAAGTCGATGATGCTGGCGAACCAGCTCAAGCAGATGCAGGGCATGTTGCAGAAGGCGGCGCAGGACGTGCAGCGCCTGCAAAGCGGTGTAGCCGAGAAGATGCAGGCGGCGCAGCTCACCGCTCAGGCTACAAAGGAGGCCGCCGACCGCGCCTCGCAGGAGGCACAGGTCAAGGCCCAGAACGACACCGTGAAGTCGATCCGGCAGGCCGAGATGGACGCCTCTTTAAAGATCAGGCTGGCGATGATCGACCAGCAGACCGCGCTGCGCAAGGCGGCCATCGACCGTGCCACCAAGCTGGAGGTCGCGGTCATGGCGACCGAGGCCGAGCAGGAGCAGCAGCGCATGGTGCTGGAGGCTGAGGCGTACGCCCGGGCGGCGCAGCAGGCGGTCGACAGCGAGCACCACTACAGCTCGCTCGCGGCCGAGCAGGAGGCGCGCACGGTCGAGCAGGAGATGGCGCAGCAGCAGCACGAGGACCAGATGGAGCAGCAGCGTGCTGCCATGGAGCAACAGGCCGCCGCTGACGCGGCATCGCAGACAGGAGCTACAGAATGACCATCGCCGATACCGTACCGTTCCAGCCCCGTGGCAACACGATCCGCATCGCGGGCGTCACCGCCGGGCCGCCCACGGGCGTGCAAGTGCCGGTGTTCCCCAATGCCGACGCTAACGGGCAGAGCACCACCAACCTCAACTTCCGTATCCGCAACACCTCGCTGACCGCTGACGTGGCCGTAGGCTACGGCGAGACAGCGGCGCTGGCGACCACCAACGCGTCGGTGCCTGCGGCCGCCGGCACGGGGACCAAGTCGCTGTCGCTTGGTCCGGGCCAGACCGAGGTCTATACGCTCCCGGCCGGCACGTTCTTCAGCGTGCTGTCGGTCGGCGTCGCGGCGAACGTGGACATCACCCCGGGCGAGGGGGCGTAATGACGCAGCACAGCGGCTCCGCACGGCACGGCCCATCGCGCGCTGGACAGGCCGCGCAGGCTGGCGGCTTTCCGTCGGCCGGGCTGTCGTTCGCCGCGCCGCTGACGACCTCGCTCGTGCCGTCTGTAGCCGCTGGCTCCAACGTGCCTACCTACTCGCGCGCCACGGCCGCGTACGTGCAGGATCACGAGGGCGTGCAGCGGCTGGTGCTTGCGAACGAAGCGCGCTTTTGGGGTGCTAGGCGTGTCTACAATCAGGTGCCGACTAACAGCCAGAACCCCAACAGCGCGGGGTTCACCAACGGTGACGTGACGGTGACCGTCGCGTCTGGTGAGACAAACCCGCACGGTGGCGGCAGCGCGTATCAAGTGCTTGAAGGCTCGGCCGGTACGGCGGTGCTCAGCATGACGCCACTTGCCGCCAACGCTAACGCGATCACAATCGCGGGGTCGATGACCGTCAAGTACGGCGGCACCGCGCCCAACCCGTGGGTCTTGCTGCGCATCGTCGATACGACTGGTTTTGGTAATGGGCGCGCGTGGTTCAACCTGCAAACAGGCACCGTGGGCAGCACCGCCACTACGGTCGGGGTCAACACGCCAACCGTGGTGGGTACGCCCGCCATGGCGGCTCTTGGCAATGGCTGGTATCGGCTCAAGCTCGTTGTGAGCTTCACGGCCGCCGCCGGGAGCACGTACTGCGTGCGCTACACCAGCGCGAGCGCCGACGCCAGCAACACGCGCGTCTCCAACAGTACCACGCTGTTCGCGGCGGCGCAGTTTGAGGATGTTACCGGGCAGTCAGTGCAGACGGTTGCGGAGTACGTCAGCGTGGGCATCACGGCAACGCCGTACCAAGGCGCGAATGTCGATGGCGTGCAGTACCTCGACACGGTGCGGTTGCATACGCAGAACCAGATAACGCAGTCTGTAGACATAAGCAACGCCGCGTGGACGAAGACAGCGTCTTCAATCACAGGCCCGTTCGCCGCTTTTGACGGCTCGTTGACCGCATGGAAGCTCGTTGATACGGTGGCGAACACGCAGCACGTTTTCTATCAAGGCGGCAATGCCGCGCTCCCCCAAGGCACGCCGGTCACCGTCGAAATTGATGTCAAACGCGCCGACTATCGCTACGCGGAACTGCAAGCCAAGGACCAGTCGTTCGCACAGCTTTTCAGTGTGCGCATTGACTTCAACAATCCCACCTTTGCGGGGCTGCTTGCTTCGGCACTTGGTGGGCCACCCACCCCTACGGTTTACGGTATCACCGACCTAGGAGGAGGTTGGTACAGATTGTCGGTGACGGGTGTTTTCACACTATCCACCCCTCAAGTATTTATCCACCCGCTGCTGCAAAACGATATCGGGGCGAACGCTTTTGCCGGGACAGGCTCCAGCGGGACGTTGTTTGCTCGTCCAACTTTGCGTGGCGGCACCCCATCCTTCCTTTCGACCTACGTCCCTACCACCACCGCAGCCGTCGGCCCGACCGACACCGGCACCACCGCGCCGATCCCGGCGACGACGTTGCTGGGGTATCTGGCCGAGGCCGCAGGCACGCAGCTTGTGACACCGACAGCCGCGATCCGCAACATGACCGACGGAAGCTGGACGCTCGGGGCGACGATGACGCGCGCCTTCACCAGCACTGGCGTGGATGGTGTGCCGACCTCCGCTACACGCCTCACTGCTGGCGCTGTCGCGGCTACCAACACCATCACCCAGACGCTTGTAGCCGCAGCCTCCAGCCGCACGTATTCTTGCTACATCCGCCGCGTGACGGGCACTGGGCCTGTTCGGTTGACGCAGGACAACTTCACCGGCGGTACTGACATCAGCGGCTCGCTCGTACCGGGGCAATGGGTTCGCGTGTCGTTCAACGCAGCTATCCTCAACGCGCAGTTCGGCATCAAGATCGACACCAGCGGCGACGCTATTGATGTGGACTTCAACCAGTTTGAAGCAGCAAGTGCCGCACTGAATCTTTCTTACACCAGCCCAATGGCTACAACGGGGGCAAGTCGCAATACAGACAACCTTTCGTATGTTGTTGCTGGCAACATAAACGGCACACTGGGAAGCGCTTACGTAGAGTGGCAGACCTCCCTTGTGGCGAACAACGGCGCGATGATAGGTTCTGGTGGCACCGTTTTGGGTATGGGGGGTGCGAATGTTGACTATAGCTACGACAACACAACCTTCTTGAATGCCGCTGCCGGGGTGGCAGCATTCACGTCGTATAAGTCGGCCGTGTCGTGGGGTGGAGGCGCTAGATCGCTGGTCCGAGGGGGTTCTGCCTTACAAACTGGAGTGTTTGATGGGGACTTTAACCTAGCGGGTATATCCCCCGGCAGCGCTCCCGCTGCTTCACTGATTCAACGCAATCTTCGCATCTATAGCCAAAAGCTGACCGACGCTCAACTCACCGCAATGGTGGCCTGATGCTCTACTACGTGAAGACCCCCACCGACGAACTCGTGTACGACGACGTGGAGTTGTCAGCCGCCGACGCAGCCAAGCGCGCGACTTTCCTCACGCGTGTAGCAAACATCCAAGCGTGGCTAGACGCGAACCCCGGCACCAAGTTCAGCACGCTGTCAGGCGCTGCCCTGATCACCTACAACGCGGTCGTCAACTTCCTCAAGACTGCGGGCGCGTCGTTCATCCTGACGCACGTCGTGCAGCGTGGCGGCACTGCGCAGACCCCGGGCCAGATCAACCTGTCCACAGCGACCTACGCCGCCATGTGGGATGGCAAGCAGCCGTACGTTCGCACGTTGCTAGGCGCGTTCCCGGCCAGTGGCATCAGCTTCATGGGCTGGCCCCAGACCGACGTGCCGCCCGACCCCCCGACGCCACCGACGCAGGCGCAGATCGACGCGGCGGTCGCGGCGGCGGCAGCCAAACAGGCGGCGCAGGCTCAGTGGCGCATCGACGCGCAGGCGCAGATGCAGCTCGGAATCTCAACCTATCAGGCGTGGATCGCCACGCACCCGTACCCGCTTTAAAGTTTGGCGCACAATAGCGCCAATTTCCCGGGCCTCCCGGCCCTCAACCTAGGAGCTTCAAATGTCAACAGCAATCACGCTTCTCGCCGCCGGGAAGGTTTCCGACCCGATCCCGGTAACCCCCCTGCAATCCCTCATGGCCGCGCCGCAGGTGCTTGGCGGCACGGTCCTCATCGAACAGGCCCCGACCCAGAACGGCCCGTGGAACACGGTCGCCTCGGCGCAGGGCTTCGCGCAATCGGCCCGCCCGCTGGTCAACTCATGGTTCCGCGTCACGGCAGCGACGCAGGCCGGCGTCATCGCCGTCTCCGATATCGGTGCCGGCTCCGGCGGCGGCACCAACTTCGACTCCATCGTCAACTGCCAAGTGCCGCTGGCGTCGCCCAACAGCACGTCCGAGGTGGTGCTGGCGACCTTCCGTCTGCCGCCGCTGCTGCTCAAGCCCAACTTCCGTTGCCGCATCCGCGCCACGGCGTCTTTCACCAACAACGTCAACGCCAAGACGCTCCAGTGCCGCATGAACGGCCTCACCGGCACGTTGTTCTTCCAGAGCCCGGCGCTGGCCTCCAACGCCAACTACGCCTTCGAAGCCGACTTCGTTGGTATCGGCGACGGTGCCACGCTCAAGGGCCTCGGCTCCGGCGCGACCGGCGGTTTCGGCCTGTCCACCACCGCCCTGACCACGCTCGCTCGTGACTACATCAACAACGAGACTGAGATTGTGGTCACCTGCACCAAGGCGACCGGCACGGACACGTTCCAGCTCGACTCGTTGTACGTCGACCTGCAACAGTAAGCCAGCAGCTACAAGACCTTCTCTTTAAACCGGCAGTCACGGGCACCCGTTCCCGATATAGCGGGGGTTTCAACCAAGGAGCCTTTCCATGGACCAGCAAGACAACCAGCTACCCGTCACTGATGACTTGACCGGGGATATGCCTGACGACAACGGCGAGCTGAACGGCTCGACGACCGGTGGCACAGGCACGCCGGATGCAGCAGATCAGCAGCACAACGAGGAAACAGACGAGCAGAAAAACGCCCGGATCGCCGCCGAGGCTGCCCAGCGTTCCGCTGAGCGCGCCGCACGTGCGCAGTCCAAGATCAACCAACGCATGGCCGAGCTGACCGCTGAGAAGCGCGCAGCGGAGCAGCGTGCCGCCGACGCCTTGGCGCTGGCCCAGCAGGCGATGCAGAATCGCGCTGCTGGGCCAGCGCCGCAGCAAGACGACCCGCTGGCTCCACCCGTGCGTGGTGCGGAGGAGTCTTATGAGGACTTCGTCATCCGCAAGGCCGTGCATCAGAACCGGGTCGAGATGTTCCGGGTGATGCAGGCCCGCGATCAGCAGGCCCAGCAGATTGCGCAGCAGACCGCTGCGCAGGCGAGCGAGGCCGCCATCGCCAAGGCGTACGCGGAGCGGCACGCGAAAGCGGCAGCCGCCATCCCCGACTTCGCCGAGGTGATGGAGGACGCGGACGTGCAGGTGCCCAACGCGGTCGCGCGGGCGCTTCGCACGATGGAGGACGGCCCGGTGGTGGCGTACCACCTGCAAAAGAACCCGGCCCTCGTGGCCCAGTTCGCGGGTGCGGACCCCATCGCGCAGTTGGTCGTTCTGGGCAAGATCGCCGCATCGTTGAAGACCTCGTCTACCGACGCATCAGCTCAACCATCGTCCGCGCCAGCGCCCGGACGCCCTGTCGGTTCCTCCAGCGGGGGTGGCGGCAACGCCGACTCCCCGCCCGAGGACACCGGGGCGTACATGCGCTGGGCGGCAAAACACATGAGGTAATACCATGCCAAATGCATACCAGAACCCGGTGATGTACACCAACGAGTGCCTGCGCATTCTGAAGAACGACATCATCCTCGGCAAGAAGGTCAGCCGGAAGCACCAGCAGGAGTTCGGCAAGGACGAGATGAAGATCGGCGACACCTTGAACGTGCGCCGCCCGGCGCGCTTCACGGTGTCGTCCGGTGCTTCGTTCGCGCCGCAGGACTACGTCGAAACCAGCGTCCCGCTGGTGGTCAACCAGCAGCGCCACGTAGACACCGCCTTCACCTCGGCCGACATGACGTTGAAGCTGCAAGACTTCAGCAACCGCGTCCTGCGCCCCAAGGTGATCCAGCTCTGCGCCCAGATCGACATCGACGGCTACGTCAACGCGAAGAACACCGTGGGCAACCTCACCGGCACCGCCGGCACGGCCCCCAACGCGTTCTCGTTCCTGACCGATATCGGCAAGAAGCTGGACGACTTCTCGACCCCGCGCGACGGCAACCGCTACTACGTGCTCGACCCCGCGTCGAACGCGTCGCAGATCGGCGCTGTGTCGGGCCTGTTCAACCCGCAGACCAAGATCGGCAACCAGTACAACGAGGGCGTGTTCGTTGACGCGACCAATACCCTCGGCCTCAAGATCGCAATGACGCAGAACGTGGCCCGCCACACCGTCGGCGCGCTCGGCGGCACCCCGCTGATCAACGGCGCGAATCAGGCGCTCACCAGCGGCTGGTCCAACACCTACGCGCTGATCACCGACGGCTGGACCGCCGCAGCGGCTCAGCGCCTGAACGCTGGCGATATCTTCACCATCGCCAACGTGTTCAGCGTGAACCCCGTGACTCGCCAGTCCACCGGCCAGCTCATGCAGTTCTGCGTGGTGTCGGCCGCGTCCTCGGACGCCTCGGGCAACCTGACCGCTGTCGTGTCCCCGGCACCGATCAGCGCCGGGCCGTTCCAGAACATCAACGCGGCCCCTGCTGACAATGCTGCGCTGACGATCAACGGCACCGCAGCCACCAGCTACGTGCGCAACATCGCGTGGCACGAGGACGCTTTCGAGCTGGCCGTGGTCAAGATGCAAGACCTCGCCATGTTCGGCGGCTGGGGTGCGGTTCGCTCCGACGAGGGCTTCAGCATCCGCGTGTTCCGTCAGGCGGCCATCAGCTCCGACACCGTGGGCAACCGCGTTGACGTGCTGTACGGCTGGGCGACCGTGTACCCCGAGCAGGCAACGCAACAGGTCGGCGCGTAAGCACTGACCGTCAACCGTACCCCGGGGCTACAGCCCCGGGGTATTTCAAGGAGAAGTGAAATGAGCAACGCAGACATCATCACGCAGGGGCAGCCCGCGCTCGACTTCAGCGATCTGGTTGTGCCGCCATCTGGCACCGCTGAGGACGACTACGAGCCGCCCAAGCACGTGTTCTACGGCAAGAAAGACCCGCGCACCGGGCGCATGGAGAAGGAGCCGGTGTATGTGCACCAGTCGTACCCCAAGATGCTGTACAAGCTGGAGGCCGGCCGCATCCGCATCACGCAGGTGAACGACGAGCGGGCCTTCAAGGTCTACAGCAAGGACGGCTGGTCGGAGAGCCCGGCCGAGTTCGGCTATATCGGCGCGCCGTCGCAGGAGGAAATCCTCGACGCCAAGGAGGCCGCGTTCGCCGCCGCCGAGCGTACTGGGGAGGCCGCCTGATGAGCTACCCCCGCACGCTGTACAAGCTCCCCGAGGGCGCGACCGCGTCCGTCTCGACCATGGTTCAGAACTTGGACGAGCACGACGCGGCCCTGCTGGACGGCTGGCACGACGATCCGGCCTGTGGCGCGCTTCCGGCCCCGGATGAGGCTGCCCTCTCAACCGAGCCCGGAGCGCCTGCTGGCGGCGATTCTGGCGCGTCTGGGGAGGGTTCCTGATGAGCGTCGCACCTATCCGCCGCAGCGACGAGTTCCTGTTCGACCCCAGTTCCGTGGCCGAGCCCGACGCCGCCCCGGCGTTCCCGTTCCGGGCCGTTCAGGACATCGTCATCATCGAACAGCTCGTCAAGGACAAGAGCGCGGGCGGGATCGCGCTCTTGGACGACGGCCGCAAGTACCCCTGCGGCCGTGTCGTGGCGCACGGCCCGGGCCGCACGTACGCGTTCTACATGGACGCGAACGGCAACACGCAGGCCGGGCACACCGTCCCCATGCAAATCAAGGTCGGGGACTGGGTCGTGTTCGGGCGCTACAACTCCGGCGGCGAGCCCATCGAAGTCGATGGCAAGAAGTACCTCATGTGCAGGGAAGGCGATATCGGTCTGGTCGCGCTGAGCGGCGAGCCCGAGGTCAAGCTCTGCCCCAACCCCGCTGGCTAACAGGGAGCCGCCGACATGGCAACACCAAGCACCATGATTCTCACGGCCTTGCAAAAGATCGGCGAGAAGCCGGTCGGCGGCACCTTGAACGCCAACGAGCAGACCGAGTACCTCCAGCGCCTGAACCAGATGCTGGAGCTGTGGGACACCGACGGCATCATCTGCTACGCGACCCAGACCGACAGCAAGGCGCTGACGGCTGGAGACGGCATCTACACTATCGGCAGCGGCGGCGACATCAACGTGCCGTGGCCGGTGCACATCGAATCGGCGTACACCATCGACGGCGCGGGCGTCACGCACGGCATGGACATCGTCGGCAACGACGAGTGGGCGCAGATCACTTTAAAGAATTTGGGCAACGGCTACCCGACCAAGCTCTGGTACGACAACAGCTTCCCGCTAGGCACCATCTACCTGTGGATGCTGCCGCTGGGCGGGCTCACGCTGTACATCACGTCGTACCAGCGCCTGCAATCGTTCCCGTTGATCAGCACCACGGTGAGCCTGCCGCCCGGGTACGAGAAGGCGATCATCGACAACCTTGCCATCGACTTGGCGATGGGCCTCACCGAGCCCTCGCCGACGCTGGTCAAGGCGGCCGACAAGGGCCTCGCCATGATCAAGCGCAACAACATTCAGGTGCCCAAGCTCAACGTGCCGACCAACGGCGCGCTCTCGCAGCAGCAACAGTTTCCCATGCCCCCATGGTGATATCGCATGAACAAGACTGACGTTCCCAACGTACGACTGCCGCTGGCGGCGAGTTACAACACGCGCGGGCAGAACGGTATTAGCACGGCGGTCACGCGCACCACGGACCAGCGCAAGATTAATTCGATGTACCAGATGATCAACAACGCCGCTACGGGGGCGGCAAGTCTGAAGCTGGTCAAGCGCCCCGGGACGGTCTACAACACCAGCACGTTCGGCCTTGCCACGCAGTACGTCCAGTTGGGGACGCAGGACGCGAGCCAGAACCCGGTGCTATTCACCACCGCCGCATCCGTAATACCTACAGACGTTATCGTCAAGGGGGCGGGCGGGGCCACCAGCACGCTCATCGTGGGCAGCAACTATCTGCCGCGCTACTGTGACCGGGCCTTCATCACCGGTACCGAGACGATGATCGTGCAGCTCGTCTACACCGACACGGTCCGGCACCGCATATTTTTCGGCACCGCCGCCGGTGGCCCGTGGACCGAGATAACGGACGCAAACTTCGTAACATTCCTGAATCGCGGCAAGATGGAGTTCATGGACGGCTGGGCGTTCATAATGACCAGCGACAACAAGGTTATCAACCTCGACCTCAACTCGTTGACGGTGATGACCAACACCAACCAGTTTTACCGCAAACAGATTGAGCAGGATGTACCCCAAGGCTTAGCCAAGCTGGGCAACCAGCTACTGGCGTTCGGTCTGGAAACGATGGAGGTGTTTGTCAATGGCGGAGTCGCTACCGGGTCGCCTCTCACTCCGGTTAAGCAGCTCGCGCAGCGTGTAGGCCTGCCGTCTACCGGATACCTGAACGGGTTCGGCTCCTTCAGCACGCACTACTACTGCGTCATCGGCAAAAAGCTCTACTTTGTCGGTAGCGTCGCGGCCGACACGGGCGTCGCCAGCACGGCGTTCTACGTGTACGACGGCTCCGAGGTATCCAAAGTGAGCCCGCCTAACATCGACGCGTTCCTCAACGGGCAAACCACGTACAGCGTGTCCCGCGTCAACATCATGGGCCGCGCGGCTGTAGCCATAGGACTCAGCAACTGGCAGGCGGCTAGTGCGTACTGGTTGATGTACTTCCCGGACGTGAACGAATGGTTTGAGTGGACCAGCTCGGTGTTCCAGCCCACCAACAACGACGCGTATTTTCTTGGCATCGGCAACACCGCCAGTGCGAACAAGCTGCAATCGTTCTCCGCGCTCGACTACGGGTCAGAGCCTTACAACGTGTGGAACGACGGCGCAACGTTTGGTGTGCAGGGCTCCGGCACGGCGTTCCAATGGGCGCACCAGTTCAAGCTCCCGGCGGACGGCAACGAGCGCAAGCAGCACAAGTGGGCCGCGCTGGTGGGTGACACTGCGCGCGCTGCGCAGGCCATCGACCTCAGTGTCTCGGACGACGACTACCAGACATGGACCTCGCTCGGCACCATTGACATGACATCCGACAAAAAGGCCCTCTACCGCCTCGGCGGCTTCAACCAGCGCGCGATCAGGTTGTCGTACACGGGCTCGCTCGGTGTTGACCTGACGCAATTTCTGTCGAGGATTGAGTGATGCTGGGCGAGTTGCTTCAGCTCATCAACCCCGCGTCGTTCGCATGGAAGAACCTGCGCAACGAAGACGTGTGGGAGCAGCGGACGCAGGCCGACGTTGCGTTCACGCAGCAGTTCAGCGTGGCCGTGGTCGGCACGCCGATTTACACGCTGCGCTGGCGGCTACTGGGGCGTCAGTGCTTCTTCCAAGCCGTGATTGACAGCGGTACGACGCTCGCCACGACGGCGGGCGTGAGCTACATGGTGCTGCCGGTGACGGCCAACGCGCTGAGCTTGGGCGGGCAGATTGACATGAAGAACGCAGTCACTAACGTAGCCATAGGCGCGGGCCGCATCAACCCGGCGCTCAATCATGGGTACCTGCCGACGCAGGCGGCGATCGCCGATCAACTTGAAATATCTGGCTGGTACGAGGTGTAGACGGCAATGAATTACTACGACCCCAAGACCTACGCGGCGGTAGACCCCACAAAGGTCGTTCAGTCCATTTCAGGTTACGACGAATGGAACGCCCCTCAATACGCGTACTCCTTTAACGGCAGCCCCGTCAGCCCCGTGTCGGGGGCAGGCGTCAATGGCTGGGGTGAGTGGCTTGCTGGCGAAGGGGCGACCGCCAACGCACGCAGTTACAACCGGCTTCAGCAATACATGGGCGACCTGTCCAAAACGTATGGCCTCGGCGCGGACGATTTCATCAAGGGGTTCCAGAGCTACGGCGCCACCTACAACCCCGGCGCTACGGACGAATACGGGAACATCCACGGATTCGGGCGCGACCCCAACATGGGATGGTGGGGCGAGGACGCGATGATTCGCGCTCTCGGGCAGGGGTTGGACAAGGCTAATCCTGATGCTGCGTACAAGGGTTCGTGGCAAAACATGTGGGATCAGCAGCGCGAGTTGGGGCAGCAGAACGAGATTGCCACCACATGGCAGGCGAACCAAGACCGTTACAGCCAGTCCGCTGACTTTATGAACGACCTCCCGACCATTCTGGCGGGGCTGGGCATGGTTGCCGGTGTTGGTGGTCTTGCCAATGCTTTTGGCGGAAGCATCGGACTTCCGGGCGCGGATGTTGTTGGTTCGGATTGGGCGTCTGGATTATCTAGTGCGATGAATCCGGGTAGTGCAGGGACAACTGCATTATCGGATTTGGCTGTTGGTAATCCGGGGACTAGCGCAGTTGGCGCAGAAGTGAATCTTTCAGGGTCTGGAGGCGGTATGGGCGACGAATTTTTACCTGACTTCAATTATGCGGATGACGTTATTGATGTTGGTACTGGCGGTGGCGGCGGCATGAGCGCGGCCGACGCGATACGCGAGGCCATCGCGAACGGCGGCTCCGAGTTCGGCACCACCTCCGCAGGTGGCCCGCTCGCCAACGGCTGGCAGGGCGCGCTCGCCAATGCGCTGAGCGGCATCCCCAACTTGCCGCCGGGGGTCAGTACGGCCATCCGCAGCCTGCTAGGCGGTGCCGCTGGTGGTGCAGGTGGAGCCGCAGGCTCCACCGCCATCGGTCGCATCCTCGGCGGCACCGGCACCGCGAGCGACTGGGCCAGCGTGCTCGGTCAGGGCGCGACCGGCGTGCTCGACTAC